TAAATAAAGAAAATGTACATGATAATTTATTCGAGCAATTATCAATTTTATGTGACTTATACCAAGAGTATCATGATCTTTCAAAGTTTATCAAAGAGAATGGGTATTCTTACGAATCTGAAACACGTAATGGTACTCAAATGAAAAAGTACCCTGAAGTAGATCAACGAAATAAAGTTTTATCAGACATTAGAATGTATTCAAAAATGTTAGGTATAACAGCCGAAGGCAAATACGTTCCTGAAGACGATGATAATGAGTGGTCATAATCTTAGATGGAGATTCATTCCAGGTTACGAAGATTACTATAGAGTTTCCGATACAGGTGTTGTGGCCAGTGTAGAAAGGGAAGTTGCTAGAAAAGACAGATTAGGTAGACCATCTAAGAGAAAAGTTAAAAATAAAATTTTAAGAACTAGTATTTCTAAAACAGGTGGTTATGAAGTTGTTCAACTTTGCATGGGTGGGAAAGCAAAACATTTTATGGTTCATCGTTTAGTTATGTTAGCTTTCGTTGGTCCTGTACCTGAAGGTAAAGAAGTTAACCATAAAGACTTCAACCCTCTAAATAACCGTCTTGAAAATTTAGAATATGTAACTCACAGAGAGAATTGTTTGTATTCTTACGAAGCTGGTCGCTATTACTATGCTGAAGGTGAAGATTGTTCAAGTGCAAAAGTGACAGAAGAACAAGTTGAAGAAATGACTGAACTGAAAAAGCAAGGAATGAGTTATAGAGAGATGGGTAAGAAGTACGGTATCTCACATACTCAAGCTAGAAGAATTTGTGTTAGGGAAAATTGGAAACACTTAGATGTTAAATGATAAAAAATATCCTAATTGCGCGAAAGCGTTTCAATATGCTGAAGATATATTAAGTGGTGAGATTGCGTCTTGCTGGCAGGTGTTCGCTTCATGTGAAAGATTTAAAAGAGACTTAAAAAATCCTAAATTTTATTTTGACTTTGATAAAGCAGAAAGAGCTTGTAGGTTACTTCAAAAGTTTCCACATATAAAAGGTCCGCTTGCTGGTAAGGATATGATTCTTGGACCATGGCAGTTGTTTATTCACTGTAATGTTTTTGGTTTCATGTGGGCAGAAGGTAAATCGAAAGGTAATAGGCGTTTTACAAAAGTTTTTATTTTATGTGCCAGGAAAAACGGTAAAACCGCGCTTTCATCCCCTGTAGGTCTTTATATGTTGTCACTAGATGGTGAGTCTGGTGCTGAAGTTTATTCCTTGGCCTCTAAAAAAGATCAAGCTAGAATTGTTTTCGATACATCTCGCGACCAATTGAAAAGGCTTCCATCGTTTGCCAAGAAAACTGGTACTCAACTTTTTAGACATCATATAGAGAATGATAAAACAGCTTCGGTTTATAGACCGCTTGCTAGTGATTCTAACTCTTTGGACGGTTTAGGCCCAAGTTGTACTATTTTTGATGAAGTTCACAGTTTTAAGGATAGAAACTTATACGGAGTTATGGAAACCGCTGTAGGTGCTAGAAAACAACCTATTTTGTGGGCCATCTCAACTGCTGGTTTCGATGATACTGGTATTTGTTACGAACTTCAAACTGACTTAGAAAAAGTATTAAAGCGTGAATACGATGATGAATCACAGTTCGGTATGATTTATACAATCGATAAAGGTGATGATTTTCGCGATAAGAGTTGTTGGGTAAAAGCTAACCCTAATTTAGGTGTATCTGTATCTGAAGAATATATTCAGGGTATGGTTGATAAAGCTATTCGACAACCAGGAAATAAAAACAACGTTTTAACGAAACACTTTAACCAATGGTGTACTGCTAGTGAAAACCTTTTTGATATGTTGGCGTATGATGATTGCGCTGATACGAGTTTGAAACGTGAACAGTTTGTTAATCAACCTTGCTATGCTGGTATCGATTTAGCTTCAAAAATTGACCTTACTGGTTTTGCTTACATCTTTAAAAAAGAAGATATTTATTATTTGTTTACCGATGCTTTTTTACCTGAAGCTGCAATTGAGAAAAGTAATAATGCTTCATATCCTGCATGGGTGGATCAAGGCCATTTAATTTCAACAAAAGGTGAAGCGATAAATTATAGTGTTTTAGAAGACTATTATTTAGATCAAGTAGATCAATTTATGATGAGGGATAATTTCTACGACCCTTGGTCGGCCAATCAGTTCGCACAGAACATGAGTGCCGAAGGTGTGGAAATGACTGAGTTCAAAATGAATACCGGAAATGTTTCGGAACCTTTAAAATATCTAGATGCTGTCATTAGAGAAAGGAGATTGAGGCATAATGGCTGCCCTGTGTTACGTTGGTGCTTTTCTAACGTTGTTGTAAAAGAAGACCATAATGGTAATATTTATTTTCGTAAAGCACACGCAAAATTTAAAATTGACCTTGCTGTAGCCGCGACTATGGCCATTGCTGGTTGGATCGGAGAACAAGAGGAAGAGTCAGTCTACGAAAAACGTGGCATTATCGTTCTTTGACGTTTAGAATTAAAGATATTATAGGGGAAAAACACATGGAAGGTTTAATTAATATTAGAAGCAAAGATGCTTTTAAAGTCAAAAACAAAAGTCAAACAAAAGCTGAAATGGTATTTTATGGAGACATCGGGCCATGGGAAGATTGGGGCGATATTTCTGCAAATCTAGTTGACAGAGAATTAAAAAAGCTACCTGAAACAGTTAATGAACTCGATGTCAGAATTAATTCTGGTGGTGGTGATGTGTTTGAAGGATATACGATTTTCAATCGTTTGAAGCAACACAAAGCTGAAGTCACTGTCTATATCGATGGTCTTGCGGCTTCCATTGCCTCAATAATCGCGATGGCAGGTGACAAAATCGTTATGGGTGAAGGCGCTCTAATGATGATTCACAAACCTTGGACATGGGCGCGAGGCGATTCAAACGAATTAGAATCAACGATTGAGCGACTACTAGACATCGAGGAACAATTAGTCAACACTTATAAGAAGAAAACTGGTCTTGATAGATCGGAACTTAAAGCTATGCTTGCATCGGAAACTTGGATGGACGGTGATCAAGCACTAGAAAAAGGTTTCGTAACGGAGCTTTTCCAAAGCGAAGAGTCTATTGCTGCTTCAGCGGTAGATAAGAAGTGGATTAAGCGAAGACCTAATATTAAAGACGGCAACGTAATTGCCAAGGAAAAAATTAGTCAATTTCAAAACGATATTCAAAAGGTATTAGCTCGTTCCAAAACGTAGCGACTTTTGAGTTTTTTTGAATTTTTAGAAACCATAAGGAGATGGAAAAATGAAAAAACTAGAAAAACTTAGAGCGCGTTTAGGCGAGATTCAAAATGAATTGAAAGCGTTCGATGGTCTTGAAGACTATACGCCTGAGCAACTTGAATCAGTTAATGCTTATCACGCTGAATTTCAAGACATCAACACTGAAATCGAAGCTCTTGAAAAACTTGAGTCAATGAACAACGCGATTTCTACTTCTAACAGACAAACTCAACCTGTTGAACCTGTTGCTAACAAAGTACCTGCTGGTACTGGTGCAAGAACTCACAATCATTACGATAAGAGTTACGGTTTCAAAAGTATGGGTGAATTTTGCAAAGCTGTTGAAGGATATTCAAAAGGAAATGTTCACAGTAACTTTACGAACTCTACTGCACTTGAGTCAGTTGGGGAAGATGGAGGTATCTTGATACCTACTGATTTCATGACTGAAATCCAAGAGAAAGTACAAGGCGACCAGTCACTTATTCCAAGAACATCTGATTTTACTTCTTCAAGTAATCACATGTCTGTTCCAGTTGATGAAACTGAACCTTGGACAGGTGGTATTCAAGCTTCATGGCTTGGTGAAGCTCAACAATATACTGAAACTAAGCCTCAGTTGAAAAATGCTGATTTCAAACTTCAAAAGCTTGGTGCGCTTGTTAAGTGTACTGACGAACTTCTTGAAGATGCTGGCGCTCTTGAGTCTTACATTAGACGTAAAGCTCCTGATTCAATCGTTCACAAAATTAACGATGCTATCGTTACTGGTGACGGTGTTGCTAAACCTAAAGGTATCCTTGGTAGTGGTTTCGCTTTTGAAGTTGCTAAAGAAAGTGGTCAGGCCGCTGATTCAATCGTTTACCGAAACCTTGTTAAGATGGAGTCTCGACTTCTTCCTAACTCAAACGCGGTTTGGTTAGCTAACCCTGCTTGTAGAGAGCAATTACGTCTTTTAACAGATGACAATGGTAACTTCATCTACTTGAACGGAAGTCAATTCCCTAACGCTGCTGCTGCTGGTTTTGATACTCTTCTTGGTAAGCCGATCATGTATATGATGGGAGCAATGCCAGAATTAGGTGATGCAGGTGATCTTATCCTTGCGGACTTGAGCTACTACTACTCAGTTCTTAAAACTGGTGGTGTGAGACAAGCTGTTTCAACTCACTTACACTTTGATCGCGACATCACTGCTTTCAAATTTACTATGAGAGTTGATGGTCATTGTCCATTTAGTGCTCCGGTAACTACTCAAAAAGGTAATTACCAAATGTCAGGTTTCGTTACTCTAGCTGAAAGAGCTTAATAACATAACCTAAATCGAGTCGGTGACCTTATGGTGGCCGACTCACAATTTTTAGAAGGAATTAAAAAGGGGAATTTAAAATGAAAAACGTTCTATTTTCAGAAATGATTGCAGGAAAGCAAGTAGCTGCACCAGCGGACCTAAACGGTGCTGCTGTTACAGGTGCTAGAGTTTCTGCTGGTGAAGGATATAAGATTGCTGTTGAGCTTTCTTTTGGTGATTCTACTGCTGCTGCTTGTACAGTATCTTTTGAGCAACATGATGCTGCCGCTGGTGGTAACTCAAAAGCTCTAAACGTACAAACTAACTACTATCACAAAATTGATGGTCAAACTGCTTACACTAAAGTTGAGATTCGTCCTGATGATTCAGGTCTTTCTGACAGTGTTGACCTTGCTGCTCAGTTTGCTAACGATGGTGGTATCGTAGTATTTGAATTTTTACCAGAGCATCTTGATGCTGAGAATGGGTTCTCTCATCTTTCAGTTAACGTAGCTGACTCTACAGCAGCTAAAGTTATGTCAGGTATCTATCAAGTACGTGACGTTAAAAATGGACTTGCTTGGGAAGTTGACCTCTAAAAATATAAAGGGGCTACGGCCCCTTTTTTCTTTAAGTTTAATTAGGAGATGATTCGTGAGCGAAGTTAAAAAAGTTAAATTGTATTTCACTAGAGATGTACCTACTAAAGCTAAGACCTATGTAGCTGGTCAATACCACGAAGTTGAACTTCTTAACGAAGGTTCTATTGGTCGATGGTTCCGTAGAGGTTGTCTTCTACCTGAAGATGTACCTGAGAGAATCAAAAAAGCTTTGAGTGAAGAACCTGCACCAGTTGTAGAGAAACCTAGTGAGCCAGAACAAGAGGAAGAATCTTCAGAAGAAGAGAAACCTGTTGAACCTGAAGAAGAATCTGCGCCTGAAGCTCCAAAAAGAAATTCACGCAGAAAACCAAAAAACAGTAATAGGTAATATTCATGGGAATCTTTTCTTTTTTCAATAGAAAGAAATATGTAGAGACTCAACCTAAACTAAACAGTAGGTTGTCTTATTTTTCTGGTGGTACTTACGTAAATGACGACTCTGCTATGCAGGTTAGCGCCTTCTACAGCGGTGTCGTCTATATCTCTACTCAAGTAGCTAAGTTACCTTGGCGAGTGAAAGATAAAGACAACGAAGTACAAATGAATAATACGGTAGACAAGCTTTTACGTTTGTCTCCAAATGGCGAAACAAACAGTATGATGTTTCGTATTTTCTTAATTCAGCAAGCGTTAATTTATGGAAACGGGTATGCTGAAATAGAGCGCGACCTAGCAGGTAGAGTTGTTGCTCTTTGGCCAATTCCTTCAAGTCATGTTCAACCTATGAGAAGAGGTGACACCAACGAATTGGTTTATAGAATTGTCGGTGGTGGCTTAACAAGTCGCGACC